CTTACATGCCGTAAGGTTCTTTACCTTACCGTGTGGCCTGTAAGCGGGAAAATCGCTACGGGTTGTTTGGGGCAATCATGCCCACTACGTCCGGCAACGTTTTCATACGAGGTACACATGATAGAACAATTCTCTGAACTGCAGTTAAAAACAGGGAGTTTCGATGTGAAAGTTATAAAGACTTCCACGGGACAACTATTGTACCCACTTGTGTCGGGAGGATATCTAGGACAATCCTACACGGATGAATGGCTTGTAGACAAGTACTCCACACCTGGTTGGCATAGCCAACTGGCATTGGGAGAACCTGTCCTCAACCCTTATTCCACGGAGGGATCCAAGATACAAACCCACATAGGTACCACAGCCAGCTTAACTAGCTTATCAGGTGGTGATACGTCCTATATCCTAGATTTGGATGGACCTATCGTTAATCCTGTAGTAGTTGAGTCGTATACTGGTGTTTCAGATCTCTCTGATCATCAGGTACTTGCCGCAACAGCCGCTGAGGCTAAAATGCTCAGTGGTGCAGCAGATACTGCCGTCTCGATTATTGAGGCGAGGAAGACCCTTGATATGGTCTCCAACCGAGTTGGACAACTCATGCAGATACTGCTACGTGCCCGTCGCTCAATTCGCAACGGGAGTGCCGTTCGTGTCATCCGGGGTTTCCTTTCCCGTGATGGGTTCGATAATGCACTCAATTTGTGGATGGAGTACCGTTATGGATGGAGGCCTTTGCTTTATGACATAGCTAGTCATCAGCAAGCCTTAGAAAACATCCTGAACGGTGACGTCAACAAACGGTGGCATGTCAGGGCAGTTTCAGACCCTGGTGCCGAAACGGTTGTTCACGCCGATGTTAGTCTTGGTATTGTATCTCCTTATCAGTTTAGGCCTATAAGCCTGACTGGTGATATCGATATTGTACCAATTAGAGCCGGGTCGTTAGCGGGGTACTATTACCGCGTCAACCCGAGAACTCAAGCTAGTCTGTATTGGCTTGGATTCGAATCCCCATTGAAGGTAATATGGGACTTAGTTCCATATTCATTCGTTGCGGATTGGTTCGCCAATGTTGGAGATTATCTAACCACCATTGGGTCTATCCCCGTATTCATACGGGACGAAGTAGGGTTTCTCTCGACAACTCAAAGTGAGTTAGTGCGTTGGAGACTAAAACAAGGTACCTATAATAACCATTTAGGTACCCCTGTGACAGTACCCCTGTCGGGTTCTGGGTCGATAAACAATTTTTCGTTTTCACGCCAGAATCTTATTCCAGGGACACACACAGGTTTGCGCTTTGATATTAATCTTAGCGCAGAAAAACTCGTCGACTCTGCCATCATGTTGAAGAACATCATGGTAAGTAATAGAGAAGACGTCCGGAGGCGATTATGATGAGCATTCCGCCCATCATCCTCCAAATATTCCTTGCAGCTATAGCCCCCTTCACCACTGACCTATTACGTTGGTTGTGGAACCGGTTGCTAACGCTATGGAGTAAACTTCAGAGTCCTGACAAGGACTTAAAACTATGAGGGATCATCATCATTATGCCATGGCAAATGAATGAACAAATTGAATATGCGGCTGACCCCAATGTACCTGCCACTTTGACAGCTTTACCTCTAGCTGGATTTGATGCAACAACGCAAACGAAACGGTATGATTTTTCCGATTCGACGTTGGCGCTCAAACACCAGTTCTTGGTTCGGCATAAAGGTCGCTCTGTACAAGGATCTGCTGCACTCGGGAAAGGAAAACTTACCGCTCTCCGAGAGATTCTGGACGCGGACGGAAAACGCGCCACCCGCACTGTTTCTGTTGACTTGACGGCGGATACCCGCTTTACGGTCCAACAAATGGCAGATGACATCCGCGCTATGGGAAGTATCTTATCCCGGAACGCCGATGAACTTGCGGCCGCTAACTTCACTACCTAACTTCCTAAGTTAGGCCTAGATAGTAGCGGTACCTACAACCAACTTGATTGCTAGTTGTCGATAGTAGTCAGTGCAGGCTCTGCACTATAATATAAAAAGGAGTTATCACACTATGAACCGTACGCCTAACAGGCTAACATCAAAGTTCAAAGATAACGAGATGTTCACTATGCTTTCAGCCATGCTGAATGACATGAGTGGACATCTACCCCCTGTTCTACACAACCTCATTGCCGGGCGCATACGCTCTCGCGATTATGATTTTGTGATTAAGTCCTTCCCTGATGCAGTTCTACCGCTTTTGCAAGTAGACGTTGCACAGGATGGCTTCAGCCCGATTATTATTATTTGTAATCGTGCACTTTCACTTGGTCTCCAACCAGTGAAAGTAGTCAGACTCCTTTACACCCTTTCTTCATTCCTGAAGAAATTCCCGTTCCAGAACTCTGCTACGTTTAATGCAGAGTCAAGACGGACGGCAGCAATTGAAAGTTTTACAAAAGCTGAACTACGGTGTAAGGATAGCCGAAATCTCGATCGATTAGATAGTCGATTAGAAGATGAAATCAAGCGCACTGTGCGCTGGTTACTCGGTGATGTCCCGGATTATGATGCTATCATAGATGCATCTTATTTTGGCCCCGGCGTTAACGTCGGTGTCAAAAATGATCAAACTGATGCTCAAGTCAAGTTTTCTCTTGACATGACCATCACCAGGTCGCTCCGGACGCAGCTTAATACGGCTGCAGACTTGATGCCTGGCTTGTTTGCCCACTTCGGGTTGCGTCGCTATTTATCGAATAGTGATGTGGCTCCTCCCTTTGATTTTGATGAGGGTTGCGGTATGTCCGGTGGTGCGCGGAACAAACGATATGAACGCATGATTGCGTTAGGTATTTCGGACCTTGCTGCTCACCGTTTGGAAACGGTAGCAGGTAACAAGGTTATGTTCGTTCCCAAGAATGCAAAAACAGACCGAAGCATTGCAGCTGAACCTATGGTTAACAGCTACTTGCAGAACGGTGTGGGTTTGGTTCTTAAACGAATGTTGGCAAGAAAAACGTCGATGCTCGATATCAGCGATCAAAATCGCAATCGAGTCCTGGCCAAGGTCGGTTCTTCAACCGGTCGTCTTGCTACGATTGATCTCTCCTCTGCTTCAGATTTGATATCTTATGAATTTGTAAAGCGGGTTTTACCACGAAAATGGTTCAACTTGCTACGGCTTGTTCGTTCGCCCTTCTATGTTCTAGATGGAAAAACGTATAAGTCTCATAAGATCTCATCGATGGGATGTGGTTTTACGTTTCCGCTGGAAACACTGTTGTTTTACAGTGTTGTCCGTGCAGCCTTGCGGCTGCACATTGAGGATCAGACTATCGATCCTGAGTATCGGAATACAATACGACCCATTTCACCGAAGATTCCGGGTATAAGAGAACCTTCTATCTACGGCGATGACATTATTGTCGGTTCGGAATACTTTTTTGTTGTAGAATCTGCACTCAAAAAGTGTGGATTCGAGGTGAATAGTGAGAAATCATACTATAAGGGTCCCTTCCGGGAGTCTTGCGGGCATGATTATCACTATGGATGTTACATCAGACCCATTTTTATGGACAAAAGTTTTGATTCTCCCGTCC